TAAATGTTTGGTTGAAGCAATCTATCATGAAGCTAGGTCTGAACCTTTTATAGGACAGCTAGCAGTTGCAAATGTAATACTAGAGAGAGTTGCTTTACCTAACTTTCCTAATACTATATGTGGTGTTGTACATGCAGGGAAAAGATGGAAAGATAACATAATAAAAAATCAATGTGCCTTTAGTTATTTCTGTGATGGTAAGAGAGAGTGGTATGATGTAGATAAAAAATCAGTTAGCGTTGCTTATGATGTTGCTTCTTTAGCTGTTAGAGGTGTGATGGTATATTCTACGTTAGGAGCTACGCATTACCATGCTAGTTATGTAGTTCCATTTTGGTCTAACCACTTGGAAAGATTAGAACAAATAGGGACTCACATTTTTTATATTGACTAGTGCTTAAAAATATGATACTATTCGTTTGAAACGAGGTTGATATGGGTAGAGTTAAAGATTTATTGTACACTGGAGTTTATGATATGAGTTATGAAGATGACTTATTAAGAGAGAATAATATACTAAGAAAAAATGTTAAAGATTTACAGGAACAATTACATAAAGCTCATCAGAGAATTAAACATCTTACTAATAATAAATGGTCTGAAGAGAAAGATATAAAATAAATGGATGAAAATAAAAAACAGTGCCAGGTATTTGACTTTGTTTCTATCAAGCAAGCGATAGAAGAAAAGAAAAATGAATTTGAAAGTCAAGTCTCTGATGAAGAGTGGGAAGATTGTGTATATACTTTATTTATTTTCATGTCTGAAAATGGATATGACCCTCATAAACAATCAGAGATAATAGAATTTGTTAAAGATTATTTTCCTGATCTACCATACAATGATAACGAGGATTGACCAATGACTAAAAATTTATGGGAGAAAGAAGAACGCCAAGTGTTTCGATCTCTCACTCGACAGTACAAACAAGAAGGTTATGATATCAAAGAAGCTAAGAAGTTAGCTAGAGAAGAAACAAATGAGATTATGTTAGACAAGAAAGAGTTTGCAGAAAACTTATATCAACAGGCGTTAGAAGACTTTGATTGATAATATTATAGACAAGATAATTTTAGTTAGGGCATTAAACTATGATGCATCTTTTAAGTTTACTCGTAAGAAAGGAGGTATGCTATCTGTTTATAATTCTAACAAAGTTGTTTGGATATATCCGTATCCAAATGTACTATCACAATCTTATGTTAGAAAAGCTCTTACAGATTATTTTGGTAACTCTATTATTAGGAACTAGATATGTCTGGTAAATGGTTAGAAAGAGGAGAGTGTCCTGAGTGTGGATCAAGCGATGCTAACGTAAGACACTCTGATGGATACTCACATTGTTTTTCTTGTAACACACACTTTCATGGAGAGGATGGACAAGTGGTCGTGCCAATGCAAAATAAACGAGATGGTTTTTCAGTTGGAGAACTTAAAGGTATTGATGATCGTAAGATCAGCGCAGCTACGTGCAAGACATATAATACTTATGTTAAAACTAAAGGTGGTACGGTTACTCATCATATCTATCAGTACTTTAATTCACAAGGAGACTTTGTAGGTAATAAGGTTAAACAAGTAGAAGGTAAGAAGTTCTGGTCTGAAGGTGACATGCAAAGCGCAGGTCTGTTTGGTCAAAACTTATTTGGTAAAGGTGGTGGTAAGTATATCACTGTCTGTGAAGGTGAGCTTGATGCTATGTCTGCTTATGAGTTGCTTGGTTCTAAGTGGCCTGCTGTATCAATTAAAACTGGAGCGCAGTCTGCCTTGAAGGATTGCAAGCAAGCCTTTGAATATCTAAATAGCTTTGATAATATTGTTCTATGTTTTGATTCTGATAAGCCTGGACGAGAAGCAGCACAGAAGGTAGCTCAACTATTTGAGCCTAATAAATGCCGTATCATTAGTCTTGAGTACAAGGATGCTAATGAATACATCAAGATGAATAAGCGTAAGAAGTTTACAGAAGAATGGTGGAATGCTGAACCCTTTACGCCAGCAGGTATCATTAATCTTAATACTTTAAAAGATTCTCTGTATGATGAAGCTCACTTTGAGACTTGCCTGTATCCTTGGTCAGGTCTTAATGAGAAGACTTATGGTATGCGGACAGGAGAGCTAGTAACATTTACTAGTGGTGCGGGCATGGGTAAGTCTAGTATTATCAGGGAGCTTATGCATCATCTGTTAAAAAATACAGAAGATAATATTGGTGTTCTTGCTATGGAAGAAAGCATTCGTACTACAGCATTTAACATCATGGCTGTTGAAGCTAATGCTCGATTGTATATCAAGGAGATCAGAGATCAGTTTGATCGTAAGGACTTGTTGAAGTTTCAAGAGGACACCATTGGTACTGGTAGGTTCTTTGCCTTTGATCACTTTGGTTCTATAGGTAATGATGAGATACTAAATCGTGTCAGGTTTATGGCTAAAGCTCTTGAGTGTAAGTGGGTTGTGCTTGATCACCTATCAATCTTAGTATCTGGTCAAGAAGATTTTGGTGATGAGCGTAAGTCTATTGATATCTTGATGACTAAGTTACGTAGCCTAGTTGAAGAAACAGGATGCGGCTTGCTGCTTGTATCTCATCTGCGTAGGCCATCAGGTGACGTAGGTCATGAGAACGGTAAAGAAATTACCTTGTCACACCTGCGTGGAAGTGCTAGTATTGCACATCTGAGTGATAGTGTTATTGGTCTAGAGAGAAATCAACAAGCGACTGATGAGGTTGAAGCTAATACAACTATTATTCGTATCTTAAAGAACAGATACACGGGTGATACTGGTGTTGCTACGTATCTACATTATGATAAAGAGACAGGTCGCATGGCACAAATAGATAACCCATTTGATGCGGGTCTAGAAGTAGATGAGGAGATACCTTTTTAATGCCTTACTGTGTAGTAGATATTGAAACTGATGGTTTAGATGCTACTAAATTACACTGTATTGTAGCTAAAGATATAGCAACAAAGGAGGTTTATACCTGGGCAGAAGATGAATGCAAAGAGTTTCCTACATGGTCTAGTAAGTATGATAAGCTAATCATGCACAATGGAATTAACTTTGATGGATACTGGTTAAACAAGTTACTTAATATGAGTATACCATTGAATAAGATTGAAGATACTCTTATCATGTCACAGTTATACAATCCAGTGCGAGAAGAAGGACATTCTCTTAAAGCATGGGGTGATAAGTTAGATATGCCTAAAGGTGATGTAGATAGTTTTGATTACTATTCTCCTGAGATGCTTGAGTATTGTAAACAAGATACAAACATCACTTATAAATTATATACTGTGTTATCAGAAGAAGGTAAAAGATTTTCTACTCAATCTAAACAATTAGAATACAAGGTACGTGCAATAATTGATCAACAGGAACGTAATGGGTTTGCTTTTAACATACAGAAAGGTCAGACACTATTGGCTACCCTTGAAGATGAAGCAAACGAATTGAGTGATAATGCACAAGAGATGATACCACCTACAAAGGTAGAGTTAAAAACAAAGACAAAGTACATACCTTTCAATATAGGTTCTCGCCAACAGATAGGCACAGTGTTACAGGATCGTGGATGGGAACCTAAATTATATACTGAGAAAGGTAACATCATAGTTAATGATGAAGTTTTATCTAAGATTGACATGGACGAGGCTAGAATGTTTAGTCGCTATCTTTTATTACAGAAGCGTATAGCCCAGATTCGATCTTGGATAGAGAAGTGTGGGGATGAAGGCAGAGTTCATGGAAAAGTAATGACTCTCAAAACAATCACAGGGAGAATGGCACATAACAATCCTAATATGGCACAAGTGCCAGCCTCCTACTCTCCCTATGGTGCTGAGTGTCGTGAGCTTTGGACCGTTAGTAATCCCCACACTCATAAGTTAGTAGGTACTGATGCTTCAGGACTTGAGCTACGTATCCTAGCCTCTTACATGAAAGATCAATCTTTTATTGACGAGGTTGTTAATGGTGATGTACATACAGCTAACATGAAGATGGCTGGCTTGCAGGATCGATCTCAAGCTAAGACATTTATTTATGCTTTGATGTATGGAGCAGGACCAGCAAAGATTGGTGCAGTGGTAGGTGGCTCTGCAAAAGAGGGACAAGAACTTACTAATAGGTTCTTAAAAAACATGCCACGCTTGCGTAACCTACGTAATCAAGTGACAGAAGCAGCAGAGTCTGGTTTAATTAAAGGGTTAGACGGTAGACTTTTACACATACGTAATTCGTTCTCTGCTTTGAATACCTTAATTCAAGGAGCAGGAGCAGTTGTATGTAAACAATGGCTTGTGCATATGATGTCTAATGTATATGCTCAAGGTCTTGATGTTAAACTAGTAGGGAGTATTCATGATGAATATCAGTTTGAAGTAGCTAACCAGGATGTTAAAAAGTTTACAGAGATTACCCAGTATGCTATGACTAAGACTACAAAAACTTTAAACTTAAACTGTCCTTTGGATAGTGAACATAAGGTAGGAACTACATGGCTACAAACACACTAAGAAAGAGGGAGAGTTTTCAAACAGGAGAAAGAGCAGAAAATCTTTTTGAAAGGGTAGCAAAGAAAGAACATTTTAAAGTACATAAAGCTAATAGAGATCAGAATATGAATCAACATATTGATTTCTTTATTAGTTGTTATCATTTTAATTTTAGTGTGGACGTTAAAGCTAGAAAGAAAATTAGTAGAGGAGATTCAGAAGTTAATGATGCATGGACTTGGATTGAATTTAAAAATGTTAGAGGTAAACCTGGATGGTTGTATGGCAAAGCAGATTACATAGCTTTTGAAAGAGAGTTTGATTTTCTATTAGTCAATAGGTACAAATTGATAGAGTTTTGTGAAGATAAGATTGACTTAGAAAATATTGTACCATCTACTCATATGGCTGAGTATGCAGCATATCAACGTAAAGGAAGAAAGGATTTAATTTCAAGGGTTTGTATGGATGATATAAATAAACTGGAGGGTAACATTGTATTAATAAAATAGTAGTTGACACATTGCTTTGTATCATGTATAATTCGTTTGAAATCATGCAGAGATATCTGCTAACTAGTAAGGAGAAAATACTATGGGTGTAATTAATGGCACGGCTTATTGGGCTTCTGTAACCACACCAAACACCACCTTCAATGAGGATGGTGAATGGAAGATTGATGTAGGTAATCTTTCTGAATCCACCATTGCTAACTTGGTTGCAGATGGCCTTGAAGATCGTATTAAAAACAAGGATGACGAACGAGGTGAATACATTACCTTGAAACGTCAGGTTAAGAACCGTCGAACTGGACAAGCTAACTCTGCTCCTGATATTATGGATGGACAGAAGAAACCTATCTTAAACACGTTGGTAGGTAACGGTTCGATTGTAAATGTTCTGTATCGTCCATATGATTGGACGTATCAGAAGCGTAAGGGACGCTCTGCTTCGCTTGAGGCAGTACAAGTTCTAGACTTGGTTCCTTATGGTGGCTCTGCATCAGATGCTTTTGATGTAGTAGATGAAGGCTTCTCCTCAATGGACGAAGATATTATTCCTCTTTCGTCCTAAACTAGGGAAGGGGGAACTCTGGATATCTGGAGTTCCCCCTATTTTTTATGAAAACAATTGATACATTAGTTGCTGATATTTATTCTCTGTTTGAATCATCTGTACCTGATATGTCAGATGATGAAGTAGATAATATTATTGATAAGTTTGGTGATGCGCTAAAGGTACATTTAAAAAGATTTATTTATGAAGAAGAACGTAGAAGAGATACTCTTCGACTATCTGCTATTGGTAAACCTGAAAGGCAGCAGTGGTATAGTGCATCTCCTCATTCAAAAGTTAAAGAGAATATAGAACTTCAAGGTAAAGATAAGATTAAATTTTTATATGGTTATATTTTAGAGGAACTATTACTTACCTTGTCTTCTCTCGCAGGACATGAAGTTAAAGATGAGCAGAAAGAAGTATCAGTTGAGGGTGTACTAGGACATCAAGATGCTGTTATAGATAATGTATTGGTTGATTGTAAGTCCTCATCAGGTAGAGGCTTTGATAAATTTAAAAACAATTATGTATCTTCTGATGATCCCTTTGGATATATTGCACAGATATCTTCTTATGCTGAAGCTAATGGATTAAATGAAGCTGCTTTCCTAGCTATCAATAAACAAACAGGTGAGATATGTTTATCTAAAGTTCATTCAATGGAAATGATTAATGCATCTGATAGAGTTAAGTATATTAAAGACATGGTTAATCAAAGTAATCCACCAGCTAAATGTTATTCTGATGTTCCTGATGGTAAGTCTGGCAACCGTAAGCTGGATGTTGGTTGCATCTATTGTGATTACAAGCGTGATTGTTGGAAAGATGCTAATGGTGGTCAAGGATTACGTGTGTTTGATTATGCAACAAACCCTAGATATCTTACGCAAGTTTCTAAGATGCCTAACGTAGAAGAGATTGTAGATTGGTAATGCATTGGAAGTACATAGGTAAACCTGACATTCAAAATAAATTTGGTTTTGTATATATCATTACAAATAAGAAAACAGGTAAAGCTTATATAGGATGTAAGCAGTATTGGCACTACAAGAAAGGTAAGAAAGCTAGACAATCTAATTGGAAAGTTTATATGGGTTCTTCTAAATCTTTAACAGAAGACATTAAAAAACTAGGTAAAAGAAATTTTAAGTTTGAGATGTTAGCTGAATACAAAAACAAAAGAAGCTTGAGATATTATGAATGTTATTATCAAATGAAATATAATGTTCTTGCTTCTGTTCTTGAAGGTACAGACGAACCAGCATTTTATAACAACTATGTAGGAGGAAAATGGTATAGACCAGTGGAGAGCTATGAATCAGAACTATAGAAACATACTTAATAATTTAACTTCGATAACAAACGAATCTATTTTTAATGATACTCATAATACAGAGTATCATTCTTTATTTATGGGTGTGATCTTTCGAGCATTGTTAGATGCTACTAAACCAGTATCTACCAATGAGCCTACTCATATTAAAGTAGATCGTAGTGCTGCTAAAGCCTGGTTCTATGCTTGTTCAGGCGTGACTTGTGAAAACTTTGAATACATATGTGATGTAGCAGGAGTTGATCCTGTTGCTATGCGGACAATTGCTGATAAAATATTTAGTGAAGAGGATACTAGTTATGCCAGAAAACAAATCAACTCGTTCTTCTACGAAACATGATATGGTTAATAGTCCCAAGCATTACCGTATGCAGGGTGTAGAGGCAATAGATATTCTAGAAATGTCCATGACTGAAGAAGAGTTTATGGGTTACTTAAAAGGTAATATGCTTAAATATATTATGAGATATAAACATAAGAACAAGCCCAAAGAAGACTTGCAAAAAGCAGAGTGGTATCTTAAAAAACTAATTGAGAAGATATAGAGGAGAACAACATGAACCAAATTACTTTACCAACTAATTATCAATCATTCATTCACATGTCTCGTTACTCTAGATGGTTAGAGGAAGAGCAGCGAAGAGAAACCTGGGAAGAAACGATAGATCGGTATCTTTCTTTCATGGTAAATCATTTAAGTAATAATTATACTTACGATTTGTTTGGTGAAGAATTATCTGAGATTAGAAATGCTATGCTTAATCTTGAAGTGCTTGGTTCTATGCGAGCTTTGATGACTGCTGGTCCCGCTCTAGCCCGTGAGAATGTTGCTGGCTATAACTGTTCTTATCTTCCCATTGATTCACCTCGTTCTTTTGATGAGTGTCTATATATTCTTATGAATGGAACAGGCGTTGGTTTCTCTGTTGAACGTCAGTATATTGCTAAACTTCCTACGATTCCTGATGTAGAGTTTGAACAAACAGATGATGTTGTTTCTGTTGCTGACTCTAAAGAAGGATGGGCTAGAGGGCTACGTGATTTAATCTCTCTTCTATATACTAATCGTATACCTAAGATTGATACTAGTAAAGTTCGTCCTGCTGGTGAGCGACTTAAAATATTTGGTGGTCGTGCTTCTGGTCCTGCGCCTCTGGAAGAGTTGTTTGATTTTACTATTCAAACATTTAAGAAAGCACAAGGCAGAAAACTAAACTCTGTTGAGTGTCATGATATCATGTGCAAGATTGGTCAAGTAGTAGTTGTTGGTGGTGTTAGAAGGTCTGCTCTGATTTCACTTTCTAACTTGACTGATGAGCGTATGCGTATGGCAAAGAGTGGTGAGTGGTGGGTAGACAATCAACAACGCGCACTCTCTAATAATTCTGTATGCTACACAGAGAAACCTGACATGGGTATCTTTATGAAAGAGTGGCTATCATTGTATGAAAGCAAAAGCGGAGAGCGTGGCATCTTCAATCGTGTATCTGCACAGGAGAAAGCATCATCCAACGGTAGACGTGACGGCTCTATTGACTTTGGCACTAATCCTTGTTGTGAGATTATATTACGTCCCTATCAGTTCTGTAATTTATCAGAGGTTATTTGTAGAGCAGATGATACTATTGCTACATTGAAAGAGAAGATTAAGATTGCAACTATTTTAGGTACATTCCAATCGACTCTTACAGACTTTGGTTATCTACGTAAACGATGGAAAGATACTACAGAAGAAGAACGTCTGTTAGGTGTATCTCTCACAGGTATCATGGATTGTCCTACTGTATACGATGCTTCTCCAGAGGCTCTTCAACAACTAAGAGATGTGGCTATTAAGACTAACAAGAAATTAGCAGAGAAACTAGGTATCAATCATAGTACTGCTGTTACATGTGTTAAACCTTCTGGTACTGTGTCACAACTTGTTGATGCTGCCTCTGGTATACATGCTCGACATAATCCTTATTATGTTAGGACTGTTAGAGGAGATAACAAAGACCCGCTGACCATGTTTCTCAAAGACAAAGGTATACCAGCAGAGCCAGACTTTACAGCACCTGATAGCGTAACAGTATTTTCTTTTCCTATGAAAAGTCCAGATAATGCTGTATGTCGTTATGACATGGGTGCTATTGAACAACTTGAACTGTGGTTAAAGATAGCTGATAACTACTGTGAACATAAACCTTCAGTTACTATCTCTGTTAAAGAACATGAATGGTTTGAGGTAGGCTCTTGGTGTTGGAATCACTTTGATTCTTTATCAGGTATTTCTTTTCTACCTTTCTCAGACCACACTTATAAGCAAGCACCTTATCAAGATATTAATGCTGAAGATTATAACAAGTTATCTAAGGGAATGCCTCCTGCTATTGATTGGTATGAGCTTCAAGAATATGAACGAGGAGATACAACTAGTGGATCACAAGAGTTAGCCTGTACTGGTGGCGTGTGTGAGGTAGTAGATATAGGAGCATAGTATGTCAACTACATTAACTTCTTTTTACTTACGACAATATAAAGATACTGTACCTAAAGGTGATTCCAATATACATGAAGCTATTGATTTATTGCTACATTATATGGGTGATACTTTGGATAAACCTGTAGAAGATTTTCCTGACTCTGGATTTACAGATAGCTTTGATGCTAAAGCAACGGAGATGTTGAAATGAGACAATTTGTATTTGACTGTTGGAACGGTGTGATGAACGCAGAGATAAGTCCTTTGAAAAATATAAAGGATTTACAGGTAAGACATTTAGTCCTACAAACACTTGCTTGGATGTGGTGTATTACATTCTCAATTATGATAGGAGATTTATTATTCTTTGGTTATACCCTTATTGCTCACACCGTTCTTATAGTTGCTATAGTAGTGACAGTAAGTACATTTGAAACTGCTAGAAGAAGTCCTAATACTTTTAACTTTGTTAAGAAATACCATACACCTTCTAGGAGCCGCCATCAGTGGCACAATGGTAAGAAGATAGTTTATTCAGATGGAGACCCAGGTGGAGAACATGAATAATATGGAAGTTACACTTATTGATCATATGGGTTCTGATCTTACAGTTGTAAATGCAGCAAGAGTTTCTTTTAACAAAGAATCAAACTGGGAAACAATACCAGAGGCTGGGCCTGTACGTGATCTTCTTAAAGAAACAGATGAAAGACTAATTACTTATCTTGCTAAACATAAACATTGGACGCCCTTCGCTCACACCTCTCTTCAGTTTAGGATCAAGGCTCCTATTTTTGTAGCTAGACAGCTTGGTAAACATCAGGTGGGTTTGGTTTGGAATGAAATCAGTAGGAGATATGTTGATTATGAACCAGAGTTTTACTACCCAGAATATTGGAGAGGTAAAGCAGATGATAAGAAGCAAGGTAGTTCAGAGAAGAAGATAGATATTAATCCATCTCACGGCTCTGGCCCTGCTATGGTAGATGATTATAAACAAGCTATGCAGACATGCAGTTGGACCTATCAACAGTTACTTAGAAAAGGTGTGGCACCAGAGATGGCACGCATGGTTCTTCCACAGAGTATGTTTACTGAATGGTACTGGACAGGTAGTTTAGTATCTTTTGCTAGGGTCTGTTCTTTAAGAAGTAAAACAGATGCTCAAAGAGAAACTCAAGAGATATCTTCTATGCTTGAGATACAATGTGCAAAGTGCTTTCCTTCTTCTTGGTCAGCTTTAATGACCCCATGAAATTATATACTAACGATGAAGACTTTGATCTGTTGCACCAAGCAGCAGATAAAGCTAGAAAAAATGCTAAAGAAGTAAAAGTTTCTAGACAGGCTCTTATAAATATACTTATGGATCATTCACATTTAGTAAGGTCAGTAAAAGAATTAGGAGATGATGTAGAATTTAGTTGACTTTACATTTAAGATATGATATAATTCGTAATATAGTAGAGAATGCTTTTGGTTCTCTACCTTCTTGCTAACAAAGGAGAACAATATGAACAGATCGTGACTGGGAAAC